AAATTTGCGCCCTCATTACACCTATTGAGCCGGTCCTATAGCTCAGCTGGTTAGAGCACCTGACTCATAATCAGGTGGTCCCTGGTTCGAGTCCAGGTGGGACCACAGGAAAACGCCGTAACAGTAAGAAAATCAAGCTGTTACGGTTTTTTTGTTTCCTTATTTGTACGGTTTCTGTACTGTTGATTTGATTAAAAGAGCATAAAAACCAGTGAAGCAAAAAAAAAGGTTTTTTTAAACGTACATTTTATGCATTTCCTGCATTTTCATTATAGAGCTTCCTGTCGCAGCAGCGGTTTCAAAAAAACATTAAAGTAATGTTCTGCTAAAGGAGATAAAAATACTCCTATAAGGGATATTATAATTGCGATTATTGCCATAGTAAATGCTTGCCTTGCATTATATCTTGCTTCTTTCAACTCCCAAAACTCTAAAAGCTTTCTATCAGATTCACCAGTAATGAAAAATCTATATTTTGTAGTGAATAACTCGTATTGCTTTCTATGGGTTGTAATATCTATATCTTTTAATTGATTTTCTACTAATAAAACATTCTTTACGGAATGTATCATAATATCATGTTTGCCTGTTATCTGTGAAGAACTGAAGGCTTCTATAAACCAAATAAGAAATGCTACTTCTGAATAATAATCAAATTTATTATTGTGCTCTTTTTCAACAAATTCTTTAATCTCTTTATATTTGACACCTTCAAAAATCCTAGAATGTCCATAATTTAGAGCTGTTGTATATATGCTTTTTTTCATTTGTTTACTGATTTCTCCAAAACTAAAATAAAATTCTTTAGTCTACTTCTTTTTAACCGATTCACTTAAAGTCCAGATTTTCACATCCTTTCCTTTTATTCTCATAACATTATAACCTTTAAAGGAAAAGCTTTCAACTAAATAAGCTTCTATATCATTAGGTAAAGTAACTATTTCTGCATTATCAATAAGCTTTTGAAAGTATGCGTTATCTTGATTAGAAACTGCATCCATCATTTTATCATAACTAGCTTTAGAAAGAGCTACTGTATAACCTTTCTTAACAATATAAGTTTGTTGCGCTGGCGTGAAAGAGGTTAAAAATAAAACTGTAATAATTAGTAGTGTTGCATTTCTCATAATTTATTGATTTTAAGTTAGTAAGGAAAGTTACAATAAAATCTTTTTTTAAATTGCGGAAAACCGTAAAACAAATAAACCCTTACCGGGGTTTGCAAGGGTTAAAAAAAACAGGGGTAGAAATATGTTATTTTTTAGGTTTTTTAATCTCCTTTATTTTGTAAACTTCAAGATTTCTCTTTTGCCTTAACCTATTAGCTTCTTCAGTTACTAAACTCGCCAGGTGTTTAGCTCTTTTTATGAAGGTCTGATAGTCTACTAATCCAAGAACAAAGGATTCAGTAATAGTTACTATTTCATCCTGAACTTCTAAATAAAATTCTTCCTGAAATCCATACCCGTGTTCTGTTAACCATTGATCCTCAAAAGAAGCTCCTAACAAGGCTAAATCTAATACTGTGTCAAAATAGCATCCTGGTTTACTTGAAAACCTATCTAAAAACTCTGCATGCGCTTTATAGTTTTTTTGCAGGTTGAAATATTCTTCTAAAAGATTATCATTTAAAGGCTCTTTCCGTAAAGCGTGGTCAACAACATAGTTCAGTATTGAGGAAGGAATAATATTCTTTGCCCCGGTGCTGTTTAAATATTTATTTACAGATTCTATTTGCATCCTTATACTCATTATTTCCATTAAGGATTCAAAAATTTTTCTATCTGTAAACTGCATTTTTTGCATATCTAAAAGAAGGTATCTACCGTGTCTGCTAGGGTTTTGCAATAAATGTTTTGCGGCTTCTGTTTTTTCTTCTGGTAAGTTTACTACTGATATCATAATTATTATTTAGTGTTACTAATTATTTACCCTGCAATATTAAACGTTATTTTAATATTATGCAAATATTATTAAATATTTCTACTATTTAATTAAGTGTTGTTGTGGTTTTACTATATTTGCCTAACTAATTCCCCTATTATGGATCTATTAAGAATAAAAGAATTACAACTGGAAAGAGGTTTAACTAATGTGGCTCTGTCTGAAAAAGTAAATGTTACTCCTGCCACTATATCTAATATCAATAAAGGAAACAATTTTCCTAAACCTGAATTGTTATTAAAAATAGCTGAAGCACTTGAAGTAGATATTAGGGAATTGTTTTATCCAACTAAAGGATTTGGAAAAAGTCCTGAATTAAATGGATTTGTAGAATACAAGAACGAGACCTACAAAATAAAAAATTCTGAAGATCTCGCTCAACTCATGGAAAGAGTAAAAAAAAGTTAACTAAGGGTATGCTTGACCACAGCTAAAAAATATAGTTTACTTGTTATCAGTGGTTTAAATATTGTTGATGGGTGTTTTTGTACGATTTCTGTATTTTATACCGGGTTAAGGCTCAATATTATAGTATTCAGATAGTTTCTGCATAGTTTCTTTATACTCTTCTGTATCTATACTTTGCCCATCTATAAAGTAAATGTTTAGCCCTGCAGCGTGGCAAATTTCAATATAGTTATCTGTAACTTTTGTATTACCTGCAAAATCTTCTTCTGCAAAAATATTTGTTCCTGGATCTTCTACAGGTGGAAAATTTAATTCACGTTGTAACTTCTCTTGTAATCTTTGTTCTATGGTCATAGTTATATAAATTGATTAGCTACTAAAGTTAGGAACCATTCCTAATGACTTAAAATCTATATTTGCAAATATCACAGTCTTACTTTTACGTTACATAACCAATAAGTTCCATCGTAAATAAAAGTCCACATATCCCCTTTATTCAGGAATACATTGTCCTCAACAACTTCTCTAATCATTCTTCTTCCGGGGGCTGTCACCCTTACTTCTCCTACATTTCTTCTCACTTCTATTTTTCTGCCCATCACAGGATCTTCAGGCAGTTTAAGTTCAAGTCTTGCCCAGTTATAACAAGATATAAGCTCATCATATTTGTGGCAACTATACGATACAGCTTCTGTCCTAGTAACCCCTACTGATCTCCCAAAACTTTGCAGGCTCCAAAACACTCCTCCAAAAGCGGGTGCTGAATTGAAGCCAAGAGTGTTAACCACTCTTCCAACCACCCCCGCTATAAAGCTTCCAAAATACCATCTTCCCCCTGCTTCAAGTTTTCCTTTTCCAACAGCAACCACGGCTCCCACACCTTGGCTTCCTGATGCGCTTAAAAATCCTCCTGGGGCATCTTCTACTTCCTGAGTATCTATACCTGAAAAGCTAACGGAAAGACCGTTTGAGGATAGGTTTGTTTTTGCTGCTTCCTGAAAACTATCTCCTGTTCTACTTATGTCTATTTCTCCTGTCCTACTATCTAAATAGATAACTTGCTTGTAAGTCCTGTAACCCGGAGCACCGTAAATATCTACTGGAGAAACAAGTTTAATAATACCGTCCGTTCCATTTAATTGCGCCCTGGGTTCTATTTCCGTTTCATCAGTAGATTCATAAATAGCCTGAGAAACTATTTGCCCGTTCTGAATTATCCAGTTACCTATATTGGCGTTTTCTGCTAGTATTGTTTGGGTTGCTATAATGTCGAAATTATCGCCTATAAACTGCCAATTAGCTTGTATAAATTCGCCCCTGGTATGATCTTCACCAATAAAATAAAACCATTCCTTAACTCCGCTTTGATTAATTAAATAAATGTAATCCCTTCTATTCTGGTTATTATGGTAATATTCAGTAGGAGAAAATGCTCCCATATTTACATATACAGCCTGATTAAAATCATTTATATTATTGAAAACCCGGTTAAATTGCTCCGTCCAATAGCGGTTATTTTGATAAATATTATTTCTTATGTCTCTTTGATTATTTAATACCTGAGACATGTAACCCATTGTTACCTGGTTTCCTAAATCAATACTATATTCAAATTCATTATTAATCTTTTGAGTAAGGCTTAATATTCTGGTTTGAAATTCTATACCAAAATCAGCATCTTGAAGAGTAATAACATCACCAATATTTAAATCTGTTTGATTCTCTCTTAGGTTCGGGTGGTGTGGAGAAACTTTATAAATTACGTTAGGTTGTGAATACTTCTCAATATACTCCGTTGCTTTTTCCCTTAGCTCCTCTTCAGCGTTATCTATGTAGGATTGTGGCATCTTTATACCTACAAATACATAGGTATCACCAATACGGGGTTTAAATGTATCATTAGGCAGCTTTAGCCCGGTATCATCCGTATAGTATAATAATTCAACTTTCTTTGCTGTATGGTTATAAGATCCTATTTCAAACTCTCTACCAGCTAAATCACCTGTATTAAATATAACCTTTGCTTTTACACCTCCTATAAGCTGGTTATTTATATTAAAATCTATTCCGGTATCTGTAAAGGTGCTATCATTAACTAAAGAGGCTACAGATCCTCTAAAACGGGGGTAAATATCCTCAAATGTAATAGACCTTTCAATAGTGCCAAAAACCTCTGTATTGCGTTCTAAGGGTGCAATTTTTAAACGCCTGCTTCCATACTCATTAGTAATATTTCGGTTGCTTCCATAAGGATATAAAACCGTTAGTAATTCAGCATTTTGTAAACTTTGCCTTTCTATATCCCTGAGTTCCTTTTTATATCTGAATACCAGATCTCTCTCAACTCCTATTTTTTTTCTAAATGTTATTTGTTTGCCTTTAATCACAAATTCACATTCAAATTCTGAGGCTATACGCTGTAAGGCTGCTAAACAATTTTCGTTATTAAAGGTTATTAGTTTAGGTTCTGTTTGCTCTATATAGTCTGCATAATAAAGGCCGTCTAGATAGATCCTATTCATATTTGAAAGGATCAAAGAAACCATATCAATAGCATTACCGAAAAGGGAAAATTCAGATTCACTATCCAGCATTACCTGTACATTTTTTAAAATGTATTGATCGCTTTTAAATTGCAGGTTATAGGTAAAAGTATTTTGAGACTTTTTAACATTAGGCTCATCTAGGATAGTATAAACAGATTCTTTAAACTCTACAAAATCCCCTATCTGAAGATCTAATTTAACCTGCTCTGAAACGTAACGAAATAAAATAACATCCTCACCGGAAATACTTTGTTTCAATTCCGTTTGAGAATCTACTTCTAAATCGTATAGTATGGTTTTTACACCTTCTAAAGTTCTGTATATAATCATTTTAAGGGGGTATAGGTAATCGGTAAATTTTTAGTCTTAGAAGCTATTTTTAAAATACTCAATTTCCTCTTTGCTTGGCTTACCTTCCTCTTCTTTCGGGGCTTGGCTTTCTTTAATCTTGGCCTCTAGGTCATCTTGCCTTTCTACCACTTTATTTATAATTTGCACCAATTCTTTTAGTACTTCTTCCATCTTAATTTTTGTTAGGGGTTAATTTTTCTGTGATTAGTGAGTTAATAAATTCAGTCATTGAAATTCCTTTATTCACTGAGGTAATTTTTAATTTCTTTTTCAGCTTGGAATCAATATTGAATATTACTTTTTCGGTTGTATTTTTCATCTGTTTTTATTTACACCCTTAAAGATAAGGCCTGTATAAATCTTTATATTGTTTTTTAGGCTTGCAAGTGCGTAGGTGCTATTAACTAGCTGGTTGTGGTCGGTATAGGACTACATAAGAAATGTATATATAGCTTTATATCAATAGTTTACAATTAAATCACATCTAAATTTGTACGGCTGTTGTACTATTGATACTTAACCTCCATAATTTAGCCCTTTAACAGGCTTAGGTTTGTTCACTATAAACCCGGTTTGTTTTATCTCAAATATTTCACGCATCATAAAAGGGTCTAATAAATCTGTACTCTCACCATTAAGGTATTTTTGCTTCATTTCGCTTTTAGGTATTAGGCTTAGCGGCTCCTCATCATTCTTTAGCTTTCTCTTAATCGCTTTGCGTTCATCCATCATACGCTGTCTAACTGTTTTCTTATCATTAAACATCTTATTAGAAACTTTAGGAGTTACAAAAACTTCGCTTCTAGCTACTCTTTCACCACTCAAAACAAAGCATTGTGTTTTTAGGTTTTTAAATTTCCTACCGTCTTTAGTTTCTATAGCTTTAGATCCATTATCAAAGGGTACTGAGTTAGGTAAAAAAGCGGTTGTTTCACTGCCTCCTATAAAAGCTCCTACTCCGTTGGCATCATACGCAATATGTCTGTTTGATACCTCATATTTGCCCTTCATAGCCTCTATAGCGTTCAAAACCTCCTTACCTGTAGATTTATCTATTATATCAATATCTATTATTCTGAAGCCCTCCCATACGTAAATAATTAGCTTGTCTTTACCTCCCATTGCAACATCTACTGTAATATATTTATTACCGGGCTTTACAAAGTCATTATTAAAAATATCCTTAAACTCATTGTAATTATATACATCTGAAGGGTTAATAGAAACTTTCCAGTTTCCGTCTAATAACTGCAGCTTGGTTTGCTCATCTTGTGCGGCTAGGTTTGCTAGGTATTCAGGGTTTACAGATAATAGTTTCTTATTCTCATAAACACTACCACCAATAAATGTAATTGATTTTACAAAGTGCTTTGCCTCAATACCTGAAGCCTCTACCAGTGGGTTTATAAAATAGGCTGCTTTCTCAATACACTCCTTTACACTGTCAGCCCATATCATTGATTCACCATCTTTGACAAAGTATCTAACAACCCCCTGTTTTTCAGGAATAGGAAAACCATCTTCGCCAATCCACCATTTTATTAACTCATAAACCCAGCTATCAGGATCAGGGTTACAGGTTGCTCTCATATATGGTTTAACTCCGCAATTAGATCTATTCCGGGAAAGCATATAAAAGAAAGTTTTCTTTGAAAAGTGGGTTAACTCATCAAAACCAATAAAAGGGATTTGAGACCCCTGCCAGTTTGAAACATTCTTTTCGTGTTCTAAGTGGGTAAACTTCATTTTTGCGCCGCTTGGAAAGTTCCATAATAAATCTGTTTGATTTGGTCTAGCTCCTACCATTGGATAAAGCTTGTTACTCTCATCCCATAAACCCCCTTCAGCTTTTATCTGAGTTGTTAACCTCCTAAATATTACCCCTCCAAAATCTCCGTTATTAACGTCTCTTAATGGATCTAATAAGAGGCTATAAGTTTTACCAGATCCAGCGCTGCCTCCTCCTATAACTATATCAGCAAAAGAGGAAAGAGCAAGTTCCTGGTAACCCGGTTGCGGTTCAATTGTTATTATTTCTTCCATTGTCTGGCAGTTTTACTAATATGATATTATTTGATTGTTGGGTATTATCTCTTTCATAACCTCCTAAGTGCTTCATAAGTTTATCTAAGGCTGGCACCCGGTCTTTGTCATTCTCTTCAGCAACCTTTTTAAGCTTACCTATTACCCAATCTATTGTTATATCATTGCGTTTTTCTGTTGCTTCCTGTAGCTGCTCAATCCTTAGCCTAATCTTATCCTGGTTATAGGTTTGCACTGCTTTTACATTTATGCTTTCAGGTTTCATATTTTCAGCATTATATGCTAGTCTATAGGCTTCCGATTTGCTCCCGGTCTTTATATATTCCTGGCAGTACTTTTCCTGCTTAGGGGTAAGCTTTTGGGGGGTTGTGTTCATTTCTTAGGGTTTATTAGTGTTACTAAGTATTATCATTATTTCTTCCTCACTGCTACTTACATAGTATTCTGAAAGATCATATATAATAACATTTTTAGGGGCTTGAAAATTTACTGCATACCATTGTATAAATGCGGCCTCTCCAAGTTCTTCTATGGTTTGGCCGCACTCATCACAAAACCTGCCTTTAACATCTTCTATCTGGTCAGTAATAACTAGTGAAATAGTTCTCATATCTTCAGGGTAAAACCTTCATCAGTTGCTTTGAAATTGTCTCTTATAAAGTATGGGGGGTTTTTCCATCCTTTGATTTGCTTTGCGTTTTTATTGAGATAATTCAGGCCTTTGGTGGGCATCCCTTTTACTAAATGTCGATTATCAATAGATCCCCCGGCTAAGTATTCTTTAAACTTACTTTTAGGTAATAAAACCGCTTCAGATACGCATAAACATTGGGGATGAAAGCCAACGAATTTAAAGTCTTTAGAATATCTACCTATTAAAGCATCGCAAATGTCCGGCTCTGGATGGCTGGGGCTTAGTCTTATATTTTGCCCCATCACAAATGGTAAATCTTTCCGTCTTAAAAATTCATTTTCCCGGTAAGCCATGTTAACCTCTGTACGGCTCAATCTTAAAGCATTTTTATAGCTACTTCTATACACTCCCTGTCCTGGATGGTATCTTTTGGCTGGTTCACTTAATACTAGCTTTCCCTCTGGATTTCTTACCCTCCTAAACCTCTTATTGGGTTCTTTTAAGTACTGCTTTAAATCGCTAGCCATTTCCGGTGCGCTCCTGCCGTCAACTACTCCGCTTTCTAAAAGGATATTCATACTTTCAGAAGTTTCTTTAGTGAGCTTCCAAACTCTTTCACTCAGGCCTAAACCTTTTACTTTGCGGTTAATAAATGCGGCCTCAGCTCCTTCATTTCGGGATAGCATTTTATCTACCTCTTCGCTGGGTACTCCCATATCTTTAATGTACTTTTTAATAAAGTCATCATTGCAGGCGTTTGATAAAGTGAAACTGTTTTTTATCTGGTTTCTAAAGGTCTTTTCTAAATCATTATTAAACCTTAATAGCGCTCTATCTAACTGTTTTCTTTTAAAGTCAGATATTTTCCCGGTATGGTTTCTAAGGATATAACCAAACTCCCTGGTATATTCAGCAAATAGCCTGTCTAGGTGCCATTCCTGAGCATTAATCAGGGAGAAAAGTTTTCTTTCACAGGGGTTACTCATCTTCACCTAGTTTTAAAGTACCTTCATAAGCTTTTGCCTTTTCATCTTGCAGCGCTTCCAGCTCCTTTTGTATATCATTTGTAAAAGGGCTTAGTTTTACACCAGATTCTTGACTTAACACTGGTTTACCTCCTGTAGCTTCCATAATGGTTCTTATTTCTTCTGCCAGATCACTTGGAAGGGAAAGATTAAATTGTATATCAAAATCTACCTCCTCAGTTTTTAGCGCTGGTTGGGTTGCTTTCATTCCGGACTTAATCACATTAATAACCCGTTCTATAACAACCCGGTATTTTCCGTGGTTTCTTTTGGCTTTGTTAATTGCATCCTGAAGCATAAGTAGTAAGGCTCTACCGCTTACAGCTCCAATACCTTTCACATTATCAAAGCTTAAATCAGGGGTTTGTGAGATATTAAAAATAAATTCCTTTAAGTATTCAATCTCTAGCTTTATAGAATCTACTCCTGTATCACGTTGCAAGAATTCTGCATCTGCCTCTATAACTTGCCCATTCTTTTCAGCATAACCTAATAATAATGAATGTCCGTCCTCTTCCACATCTATTAAAGTTTCCTCTTCACCTGCTTCATTTTTAAAAGTTCCTCCTTTTAGTTTAAGTATTGGAAAGGCAAAATAATTGTTTGATCCTGCCAGCTTAGAAATAATCATTTCTACTCTATCAATCATTTCTTTTACATCCCACCATTCCGGCTCTGGTTGCTCTAAGAATACAACAGGGATAACATCAAAGCCATGTGCTTCAGAATCAACAAATTTATACTCACCTTCACCTTCATACATGTAAAGATTTTTTTCATCAAAAACCCATAAATAGTTAATGTCATCAATTTCAAATTCCCAGAAAAAAGCTTTTAGATTCCCGTAAGGATCAAAGTAAGGTGTGTAAATTCCATTATCTGAATTAAAGCAACGGGTTTTTATTTCTTCATCTTCTAGGGAAAAGATTAATACTCCCATTGTGGAACTCATAACGGCCTCAGAAAAATCTAGTAACTTACTATTAATTCTGTTTGCTTTTAAAGTCCTTAATATTTCTGCACCTGCTTCATTTTCTGGATCGGTTGGAGTAATTGAAGGGGCTTCACCAAATAAAAAACTAGAGGCAGTATTTACAATCTTCTTTTGGAAATTTACTACCAGCCTTTCAGCTTCTATAGTTTTATTTTTCCCTTGGGTATAGTCTTTTCTATTTCCTACCTGTAACTTTCTTAATTTCCTGTCTCCTTTAAATTCCTTTGCGTATTCTGCAACCTCATTTTTCCGGTGGTTTTCTAGGAATTCCGTTACCTGTTCTTTGTTTGCTAAATCAATGTTTAATGTGTTCATCTTGTGGGGGTTTTAGTTGGTTTGTTTCTTTTTATTTTCCTCAATTTTCTTTTTTCGTGCTTCTACAAGTTTTCTCTCTCTTTCTAAAGCTATTTCATTCCGGCGTTCGTTTCTTTCTTCATTTTCTTTCTGCCTTTTTTGTGTGCGTTCATAATGTTCTAAGGCGCTGCGAATCATTCCCGGTCTAATTTGATATTCATTATCTTTTGTAGCTAGAAAGTGGTGTTCTACACTGCCAACTTCCTTAATTGGAAAATTAGCGGCTTCTAAATCAGTTCTAAGAGTATCAAAGGCTTTTATAAACTGGTTAAGGTTTTCATATAGCCTATATTCTGCCTCAGTTTCTAAATAAATCCGGCCTTTTTCCTCTAAAATGTTTTCTTGGTCATCTTCTGAAATAAGAAACAATTCATTTTTATAGGTAATTTTATCAAGTGGTAAAGTGTAGCTTATTTCATTCCACGTTCTTTTAGGCCTGAAATTATTAATGCTTCCTGCTGCATCCTTAAAGGCTTGGAATATATCCCGGCTGCCATTCATCATATTTTCCTGTATAACAGTTGACGTTATACCAGCCTTTTTTAATTGGGCTTTCATTTTAGCCTCAAATTTTTCCTCTATATTCTGGGTTCCTGTTATGGCAATTTCTTTTAAGGTGGCATCTGTAAAGGATTCCAGATCTAATTTTTCAAAGGTTACTCTCACCTTTTCCAGAAGTGGTTTGTAAGACTTTAGATCACGGCTTAATATTGGTAATAAGCTTTCGTTTTCTTCAATTAAGGTTCTTTTTTTCATAGTGTTAAGTGTTAATTATTAAAATTGGGTTTCTAGTTGGTTTTGCGTTAAAAAAAGGTCAGCTAAATCAAAGCCTGGTTTGTTTTCTGGCTTCTCTAAAAAGTCACTAACAGAAATATTAAAACCTTTTGCTCTTAGTGCTTCTGCTTTGGTATTCCAGAATTCATATTCACCATTATCAGGATATAATACAACCTGTCTTTTTTTGATTGGCTTTAAAAGATCCTGTTTTAAGTTTTGTTTGTTTCCGGTGGCTAACCATAGGAATTGGGGTAAAAAAATACTCATAATAATTGCCGTCTTTTCACTTTCAACAATCGCTATTGTACTGTCAAAATCTTCACTTATAAGCTGTAAACCAAATAAGCATTGGTTAAGGGTAAAATCCTGCTCTTTCCGGGCTTTATGCACCCAATTGATATGGTTGTAAGGGTTCTTAACTCTTTTACCTGTAGTTGGGTTGTAAAGCATTATTTTACCTCCTCTTATTTGTTCTTTTTGATCCATTTGCCAGAAGATTGTTGAATTAGGCCAGGGGCTGTTTGTTCCTGTAATAAAATATTTTTGCATTGCCGTGAAAACCTCTTCAGCCGTGAATTGGGTTTTAAGGAATTCCAGTAAATTATCACTAACAGAATCATCACAATACATCTGGTTTAATAGCTCTAGGCTGTGAAAAGTTGGTTTTTTTGGTGGTTCTACTGAAGGGATAGTAGTGTTTACTATGCACCCTCCTTTTGCGTTAATAATTTTGGAAGGGCACCCGGTAAAGAGAATGTCATTTTTTTGTAAATACCATTCAGGTAACCAGCATTTGTTTTGCTCAATATCTATTATTTGGGATTTTGGAATAAAGCTTATTACTCCATTTTCATCAACTCCTTTGTAGGCTTTATCAGATATGCTCTCTAGGGAAAGAAAGTTTATTAAATACGCTGTAACTCCCTTTTCCGGGGCTTTGTGATAACTGCATTTACTTTCCCTATCACATCTTCCTAAATCTTCAGATAAATAGCTCCCGGTTTCATTATTCACGTATTTTACAAAAGTTTTCTTCTGGCAGTTTGGGCAATAATATTTTTTACTGCCTTTGTCTAGGGTGTATTTAAAATTCTCCATCTTGTATCTCCTGTTGTATGTTTACAGTTACATAAGCAACCCAACTTTTACTAGTTCTTTTTACGTGAATTTTATGGTGTCTTAATCGCTTAATGAAGTTTGATTTTTTCACAGGTGGTACTCCATCTTCCATACAGAAAACTTTATATTGTTGGTACATTTCCTGTATGTAAGAGAAACCGTCTATTGATATTTCATAATTGTTTTCATCAATAAACATTTTTACGCTATCACTATCTTTTTCATAGTTCTTTCTAGCGTTTTCAATAGCCTTGCACCGGGTAAAATTCTTTTGTTTTAAGATCCTGTCAAGTCCTTCCAATATCCAGTTAAAAACCCCTGAAAGCTCTAAATCTATTATCTTCTTTGAAAGTTCTTTATCTTGCTTTTCTTCAGGTATAGTAACATCAAAATCAATTATCAAAAACCTTCTAAAAAAAGCGTCTGTATGTTCTACGTCTCTAGGTAATTCATTACAGTTAAAAATTAGCTTTGCATACTCTGTTAATACAAAAGGATCACCATAGGGAAGCCTAGCCGCTATTGGTTCACCTGAGGCCATTTGTTTAAATACATCAGCTTCCAATTTTCCATTTATCTCACTGGCATAGTTTACCAGCTTGTTTGCTATTTTAGCCCGGTAATATCCATTTTCATTGGTGAGGCTCTGTAAGGAATAATTACTAACATTCTCAGTACCTAGTAAGGCGTTTATGATCTCAAAAAATACACTTTTACCATTAGCCCCAGTGCCAAATAGGATAAGCATTTTTTCAAGCTTTAGCACTGAAGGTTTAATGAAGATATAACCGCAATATTCAGCTAATACCTTTTGTTTGTCCTTGTCTGGCAGTACTTCATCTAGGTACTTTTGAAATTTTGGAGCTGTATCTTCAGGCTCATATTCAAATGGTAATTGGTGGGTAATAAAATCATTTTGTTTAAAGTCTCTTAGCCCCCTCTTTTTTGAAGTAATTTCAAAGGTTCCATTTTGAAGGTTTATAAGAATAGAATCTTTTTTACTCTTTGGGGTTGGCAGGTAAGCATCTGCCATAAATTGCTTAAAAAGATCCTCTTTAAAGGTGTGAATTTTTCCCTTGAATTTTTCAACTCCCATCTTTAAGGCAACATTCCCTAAAAAGAATTGAAACTTTTCTTTGTCTATTTCGCTCCAATAGCATCCATTATACAGGTATATAAAGCCATTCTTTTTACATAAGCCCCATTTATTGGCTTCTGCTATCCTTAGGAGTTGCTCAATACATAATATTAAATAATGGTTCTTAGTAAGGGTAAAGCTTTTAAGCTGCTTCTTAAGAGCTTGGTATTGTTCATACTCTTTTTTATTGTCCTTATTCAGGCTCCCATCTTCTAAGAAAACAAAAGGTTTAATTTCCTCTAGGGCTTTTCGTACCTCTGTAATTTCTGGAAAGGCTAAAACCTCAAAATCAATAGCCTTTATACTGTCGCTAAGCTTCTGTAAAACACTTTCAGGTGTTATAACGGTTAGGGGTACATTATTGGCAGAATGTTCAATAAGGTCTTTCTCTACCATACTTTTTAAAGTGGCTATTTCCATTAAGTAAGATTTGTGGGGTTAAATAGTTGGTCAATCTGTAAAGGCTGGTAGTAGCTTAGAAAATAGGGTGCAGGTTTGTTAGTCTCCTGGCAGTTATAAAATCCTACCATTTCTATTTTACCTTGTTTCCTTAGCTTTATAAATGCTTTGCTAAGAAGATTAAAGGAAATATGCTTGCACCTTTTTAGTATCATACCTGTAGAAAGTGGTTCTGAAGCTAAGAGTTTTAAAAGGTGTTCCGGGGCTTTGGCGGTTTGTTTTAGCTGGGGGGTAGCTTTCATTTATAGCGTTTTTAGTTAGTGCTTAAATGAGAAACTTTGCTAAAAAATGCTTATATTTACAGTGCAAACAGAAAATAAAACATTTTATAGGGCTTTGTTTCTCAGTGAGATTCAAAGCTTTATTTTTTTAGTTCAATAAGGGAGTTTAGAAGCTGGCTTCTTTTATAATATCTTCTACTTCCAAGGCCAAAAGCCTTAACCCGTCCTTTGTTAGTCCAATCCCATAAAGTGCTAGAATTGATCCTAAGAAAATCACAGGCCTCTTCTCTTGTGAGTAGTGCCTCCTCTTCTTTTGGTTCGTGAAGATCCTTTTTAAAGTCCGGCATCTTGTCTATAACGCTTTGGGCTAAAAGATCCGCAAACTGTTTAAGTAGTGGTTCAAATTGGTTTTCGCTCATTTTGTGGTATCTGTTTGATTACCTTACAAAAGAGCAACTTAGAAAAGGTGTGAGAAAAGAGGCGTGAAACGTGTTTTTCGTGTTTTTTTCGTGTTTCGCAAATTATAACAAAGATTTCTTTAAATTTCGTTGAAATGTCTCTACAAAATTTTGACGATGTTCGTCTATTGTTCTATAAACCCCGGTTTCATATCCTGAAGATTTATCCTTATTCTTTATCGTTATTCCGTAATTAACTTTTACAAAACCCATGTAAGCTTCTTTGTTAGCTTTCAAGTGATAGTTTTCCGGGTCGTATTCATTCAAATAAAACCAAACATTCATATACCTTGTTTTTTTACCTCTCTTTTCTCCTTTTTCACAATATTCGGAATGAAGATATTTAAATAATTGGTAACAGGTACTATTCCATAAATTAGGGTTGTGCTGTGGGTGTTCTGTGCTTTCCCCGGGGTCTTTGTTGCTTTCTGTAATAGGGTGCTTTAGAAAGCTTAAAAAAAGGTTTGCCCGACTTATAGTTTGAAGATCCCTTTCTTTGAAATTTGTGTTTTCTGTTTGTAAAGAAATAAGAGATTCAACTTGGTTAAATAATTCATTCTTAAACAGATTATGATCTTCAGGTGTATCTTCTAAACCCTTAGCTTCAAATTCCCGGTTATATATTTCCTGAAAATCTTTTTCGCTTTCAGCTTTCCGGGTTTGGTTTGTTAATATGTAAGCTTCCTTTCTTACAACATTAAATATCTCACCTTTTTCATTGGTGTAAAATAACTTTCCTTTTTCCTCGTGTTTAATAGGCTCCGGGTTTGTCTTATAAAATGTATCTAAAAAACCTTCACCTTTTTCATTGTAATACATTGCATCCTTTTCAATATAGTCAGGAGCTTTTACTTTTAAGAAGTCAGATAAGGCGTAAATAGGCTGTTTTTCCTTCATTATTTGCTCGAAAAAATCCATACTCATATTTATTAAATTTAATTATTAATGCAGGAAATGCATAAAATGCACCCTGAAAAAAAACTTATTTTCTGCTAATCGAAATATTTTGAGGCATCAATTGCTTTCTCTTCGTCTCCTTTTACAAGGTATGCAATAAAATTGCGCTCCGTTGTATGGCCTGTAATTGTCTTTAAATGAGATATAGGTACTTCACCATAATAATTAGTTGCAAAGCTCCTGCGGCCAATATGGCTGGTTATTAATTTCCACTTCTCATAATGTTTTGTTTGGTGCCTATACTGTTTTTCTGAAACCTTTACTTTCAAACTTCCAAGTACCTCCTCTTTTATACCTGCTCTTTTGCATACTGTTTTAATATGCTTATTATATTTTTGATCGGGTTGTAGTTCTGGAAAGTCTCCGTTTCTTATTTCTAGTACATCTCTTACCTCTTTTAATAAAGGGATAGTCATAACCTTGCCTGTTTTCATTTGCTTAAAATCAATAAGGTATTTTTCACCAGCCTTTCTAATCATTTCCTTTTTAAATCTCATAAAATCTGAAATACGTTGACCGCTATAGCAGGATATAATTAACCAGTCTCTAGCATTTTGAAGGTATGGCTCTTTAAATTTCTTTTTCCTTATTTTGTCAAGCTCTTCATGTGTTAAATGAATTTTGTGAGATTCTTTGGTTTTAGTCTTTATGCTGTCTAATTGTCTGCTAGTTTCCACTCCTTGACTGTATGCGTGCCTGGAAACTGTTTTAGTGAATTTAATAGCCCTGGCAATAGTATTGTAAGCATAACTATTGTCTAAACAAAAGCTTTCAAACTCATTTTTAAAATCTAGGTTAATATCTTTCATTAATAAGGTTTTATTCTTGCTATCCTGAAACCTTACCAGCATCTGTTTTATAACATTTGACTTCTTATGAGTTCCAAGGCTAACATGTGCTTTTTGAGCTTCTATGTAATAATCTAGGTATTCATTTAATGATTCCGGTTTATTGCTATTACTCTGTGTAGGATTGTAGTATTCATTGATTTGATTCTGTAGCCATTTTTTATTTACAGTTTCAGGTTTAGCAGAATTGAAAGCATTAAGAATATATCCTTCCAGCTTATAGAGTTCTGAATTTATTACAGCCTGTTTTTCTTTTAGTAACTGGATCTTATTAAGCTCCTCAATTTCATTAGTTCTTTTGAATCGGTTTAATTGGTGTTCTTTAGTCCAATATAATTTAGTAACCTCCATTTGAGTTTTACCTCCAATAACAAAATCTTTATAACCTTCATTATAAGAATCAGAATTGACCCTATATAACAATCTAAGATTTAAATTTGCCTGTGGTTTAGTAGAACGGTAAAGGAAATTAACACTAGCCATTAATATAATTTTTGAAGTCATACAAATATAGTTAATTTGTACGATACTTGTACGGTTACTTAAAAATAAATCCAAACCTAACAAAACTTCGACAATATAAAACATTAGTTTAAACCCTTGTTATTATTGGGCTTGTATTAAAAACGCTATTGTTTTCAGGGGTTAATAAAATATGCATCTTTGGGATAGGGTGGAGCAGGTGGGACCACACCAGTAAAACAAGGCTTCCGAGAAATCGGAAGCCTTGTTGTTTTTAGGTGAGTACAACAAGAAAAAAGCCGAATATTTCTTTTTGAAACAGATCGTACAGAAACTCCAAAATCGTAATTGCCACGAAAGAGAAGCCGCTTAAATTCCTGCCATCATCTTCCGTTATTGGGTATTACGGTTTGAATCGTGCCAGGTAAAACGGTCTTAGGGTGCCAGGTAAAACGGTTCAAATGATGCCACTTTTGGTTAATTCAAATTGTAATGATTTACGGTTCGAATGATGCCACTTTTCGGTTTGAAACTTTTTCGATGAATTTCCAAAGGGTTATTACGGTTCGAATGGTGCCACTTTAAAAGATCAAGTAAAAACTACCTTGTCGCTCTAAACCCAGCGATATGGCCAATACTCTTGATCCAATGGACTTGAAACAAATCATCACCCTACATCTTGATGGGGTCAGTAACCGTAAAATCGGCTCCACTTTAGGAATCTCTCGCAATACGATAAACATCTATATGAAGCTGTTTACGTCAAGCGAATATTCTTTTATAGAATTGCTGCATTTTGATAATGCAGCCCTATCTGAATTATTTTCCTCAAACACTACCCTTGATGTTGAGCGCCAAAATGAGCTGATGTTATATTTTGAGGGGGTCAATAAGGCCCGGAATCATCCCGGCTTTACCTTTTTATATCATTATCAGCAATATGTTCAGGTAGCTAAGGATCCGTATAGTTATACTCAGTTTTTAGAACATTATCGGCGAAAATATGCCAGGGCAAAGGGTTCTATGAAACTTGAACATGAAGCCGGAAAAGAGATATTTATAGACTTTGCCGGAAAGAAGCTTCACATAGTGGATAAAGAAACCGGTGAAATCATTCCTGTTGAAGTATTCGTTGCTATTCTTCCCAACAGCCATTATACCTATGTGGAAGCCTGTCTAACTCAAAAACGCAGCGATTTGATTGCCTGCTGCACGTTATTTCAGGAACTCTAAGCAGAAATGATATAGAAGCCAATTTCGGTCCGGGCAATCAGGTCGATTACGAGCACCTGGGATTCAACTGTAATGATGACGGTAACGGCGGAGGTACTGGTGATGATCAGGATGATGACGGTGTGGCTGATGATGTAGATAACTGTCCAGCTGTACACAATCCTGAACAAACAGATTCTGATGGTGATGGAGTAGGAGATGCCTGTGATAACTGTAATGTTGTTGCTAATCCAAACCAGGAAGATTCCAATAACAATGGAATAGGAGATGCATGTGATTATGATACTCCTACGGTAGCAGGAGATAATTGTGAAACGGCCATTATGTTGGGTAACAATACTTTCCAGGATCTTGGTGTTGGTAATCGTTGGGGATGGGCCCATAACTATACAGATGGAGACGGTACTTTCACCTTTGATGTATATGCCGCAGCCGGACAAAATGATCCTGATAAAGGGTGGCTTGCCGGTAAGGTAACTGTTGTTGTTGATGGAGAAGATGTAGCTGTAACCCTTACTGCCACAAATGGAGTTGGTTTTAAAGAAGTTCATATCTATTTAGAGGATGATGAACCTACCACAACTGCACCAGGTCAATTTGGAAATACATATGAGAATCCTAATCCTTCAGGAGAATCTTATGATCTCTCTTATAGCGGAGATGGTAATTTCTGGATCATTGTTCACGCGGTGGCATGCCAGTAATTAAAT